AAGAATGCCAGCCCGGAACACTTGCGAGCAGCTGTGGCAATGTTAAAAGCACTTGAACCAGGTGACCAGAATTGACAGACACTGAATATTCTGTTTATATGATGCCATTTCCTGGCGACGTGCTGGCCGCTGTGCGCGTTGATGAAGAAGGGTATACATCTATCTACATCAATGACGCACTTTCACCAGCGGCAAAAAAACGGGCATTTCTGCACGAGCTGCGGCACATGAAACGAGAAGACATGAACAACGAAAAGCCGATCGAGGAGGTGGAGGCTGATTGAAGCGTGCTTTTATCCTGGTCTTGATCTGCTGTCTGCTGATTCCTCCAGCGCTCGCCCTGGATGTGCATCCGGCGTTCACCGGCTCCCCGTCGGTGATCTATAACGACGGTGTGCAGTCATTCTCTGATGTGTATATTTCCGGCGACGAATTCGTGCAGTATTCGCCGCGTGATGAGCTGGGCCGCGTAGGGCCTGCCGTTGCGTATCTGGGGCCGAAGCGCTTCCAGGCTCCGCGGGAAACGATCTCGAACATAACGCCCACCGGCTTCAAAAACTCAAAATATGACTTTATCCCCGGAGCGTTATATCATCGCTGCCACCTGATCGCTCACAGGATGACCGGCAGCGGAGAGTATACAGAAAACCTGTTTACCGGTACTCAATTCCTGAACCTGGGCGTGATGAAAAAAATAGAAGGCCAGATCGCCGAGTATATTACCAGGACGCAGCATCATGTTTTATACAAAGTAACGCCGGACTTCATGAACCTGGAGCTTGTATGCCGCGGCGTCGTGATCGAGGCAAAGTCTATTGAAGACGATGAAATAAGCATCTGCATTTATGCTTTCAATGTGCAACCGGGCGTCATTATTGACTATGCGACCGGAGAAAACGCGCTCTCTCAGTACGCCATGACAATGCCGGATCAATCATACTTAGCCTTTGAAGATACGGAGATCCCGGACGAATTCTTCCAGGAAGTGCAGCTCTATGTGCTGAACACAAATAGAAAACGATTCCACAAGCCGGAATGCTCATCAGTGAAAGATATCAAGCCGGAAAATTACCAGGACTACGCCGGAACACGCGAAGAATTGATCGAAATGGGCTACACGCCATGCGGTTCATGCAATCCATAAGGGGGCTATCATGAAAAGACTGATCATTGTTCTGATTCTGCTCTGCATGATCCCGCCGGCTGTCTATGCCGGCACGAAGTTTTATAACAAATATCAGTATAACCTTTCTGAAGAAGCGATCCAGGCGGCCACGGATTGCGAAATACCGTCCACGTTGTCCGAGGAAGAGCATGATATATTCCGCCTGGGCTATGCTTTCGGATGGGATAAGGCGAACAATACAACAGGCCGGTTCCGTACAATTCCGCTGGAGCCGACATACATAGCAAATAAAGCCTCTATGAAATTTCATCTGCCAAGCTGCTATATGGTGAATGCTATCCTTCTGGATAACCGCGTGGATCTCTTTGATGACTACGCCGATGTAATATTGCAGGGCTATACGCCGTGCGGGAAGTGTCTGAACGATGCCAAGACAGAAAAAACAGCGCCTTAAAAAGCGGGCCGACGGGCGCTACAAGTGCAAATACCATGATCGTCAGTTCTACGGTAACACACCCGAAGAGGCCGCAGCCAAGCGCGATGAATACAAAAGGCTGGAGGCTGCTGGTGAGTACCGCCGGCAGAACCCCACCGTAAAGGATTATGCGGATCTGTGGCTGCCGGGCCGGATCGTGTCCGCGTCGGACCAAACGAAAAAAGAGCTGAAGTGCCTCATGAAGAAGCTCACGGACAGCCTGGGCGATCGGGATATCCGCGGTATCGTTGCTGGGGACATTAAAGTCCTTTACACCACGGAATTCAAGGATTATTCTGACAGCTACATTAAGGCTGCCGCCCAGCTCTACCGCGCCATGTTCGACGCTGCCGTAGATGACGGACTGATCAAGGTCAACCCGGCCAGGCAGAAGTCCGCAAAACCGCACCGGGGAACGCTGGCGGACAGCCGGGCCATCTCGGATCAGGAACGGAAGTGGATAGAAACGCTCTGCACGGATCACCGCGCACACGCTGCCGTCATGGCCATGTTATACGCCGGACTAAGGCCGCAGGAAACAAAGGCCCTGAACATCGAGCGGGACATAAATATGGATGCCGGCACGATCCGCGTCAATGAATCGGTTCACATGGTGGGGACGAACCAGTACCAGGCGACCAGGAAGCTGAAGACTGATTTTTCCGGCAGGGAGGTCCCGCTGTTTCCGCCACTAAAAAAAGCCCTTGAAGGGCGAAAAGGAATGCTGATACAATCAGCAAATGGCGAGGCCGTCAGCGTCCAGGCGTGGCGCTCCGCGTGGGAAAGTTACGTGTTCTGCCTTGAAACTGCCATCAACGGCTGTGAGGAACGCTGGTATGGCAAAATGAGGAAACACAAAGGGCAAAAACTACCGCCGTTCATCAAGGTAACGTTCACACCGTATGATCTCCGGCATTCCTTCTGTACCATGTGCCGGGACGCCGATCCGCCGGTGGAAATGAACACCGTCATTCATTGGATGGGCCACAAGGACGCGAAAATGATCCTTCGCATATATGACGAATACACACCAGAACGCAGCCGCCGGGAAGCCGAACGCCTCTCAAAAATTCTCGATTCGGGTTCAGAACGGGGTTCAAAATCAGAAGAAGGCGCTAATAAATCTGATACCACAGCATGAACACGCGCACAACGTTTCTGCTGTTAACCGAAGGGTTGTAGGTTCGAGCCCTACCTGGGGAGCCATAGAGAATGCCGACAGTTTCACGACTGTCGGCTTTTTTGTTGCCTGATCCATGGTTGCATATTTTGAACATTTTGCATTTTGAACCCTTTTTTCGGGTTCAGAACGGGGTTCAAAATCGTTCAGCAAGTTACCGGCAAATGAGATCCTGGGCATTTTGTTATTGAAATGAGCATTTTTATATCAAAATGGGACATTTTGACATCAAAACGGGAAAAAATGATATCAAAACGGGAAAAAATGAAAATTACCGGCAAATTAAAAAAGCCGCCCTTTCGGACGGCTCTTTGTTATTCTTCGGGATCGTCGCTGGAGGCTGCTTCGGTGACGGTGAGGGTGCCGAGGCTCTCCGTGATCGCGTAGTTGTCCGGATCAGCGGTACCCCATTCGATGGAATAGGTGTTGTCGGAGCTGCCGACCTCCGTCTGTGTGCCGGTGGCGGTGACGGTGGCGGTCTCGCTGTTGACCAGGCCGGTGATCGACGCGGTATCGCAGGTCAGGGCTTCGCCGTCGTATTCCTTAGTATCGCTGCCGGTGGTCACTGTCGCAGCTGCGGGCGTGACCTTCAGCTTGCCCTTGACGATACGGACATCAAAGTCCGTGTTATGGTCCGAATTATCAGACGCCTTGATCGTATAGGCCGTAATATCATTATCAGCCTCGCCGACATTGGTGATCGTGCCGGACGTGGTAGCGGTCACGGTGAAGCCGGAAGGCAGGCCCTCCGCGGTGACGCTGCTGTTGGTCAGGGCTTCGCCGGTATAAGCACGCTCGGAAGATCCGGCGGTGAGGATCACCAGCGGTTTCAGATCCGCGGTGCGCGTCCAGGTACCGTCAAGGCCGAGCTGCCACTTGTCAGCGCCGCCGGCAGTATAGGCAATGCTGCCGGGCGCAACCAGCAGGGCCAGGGCCGTCAGATCATCGGCACTATTGACCATGACTTCTATCTTCGGATGGATCAGCTTGATTTCGCCATCGTCATAGACATAGTTGCCGATGCCTTCATCAAACATAATAATATCCCCCCTTTTCGTATGCGTTCGGTATTATTGATTAAAAATGTTATTCAGCCGTTTCGGGAGGATGCTCTTGCGGCGTTTCGACCTGCTCAGGCGGATCATACAGATTCATGCTGCGGACCGCGTTTTCAATGGCAGCCCGAAGGACGATACTGTCATAGTCGAAGCCGGCAGCCAGCAGCGCCTGGCGGGCGTAATCAAGCTTTTGATCGCCTTTTCCAGCACCGAAGATCTGCTCCGCGGCAAATACCGCGATCCTGGCGGCATTGGCCAGATTCTCCTGCTGCTTTTCGGTGGTCTTGCTCTTGATCCAGGGGATCAGCTTATAAGTGATCAGCGCGCAGAGCAGTGTAATAATGGCCTGCAGGATGGGTGTGAGATCGATCGTCATGATGATACTCCTTTCATTTTTCGATCAGATAGTCCATAATTTCCTTCTGGCTATCAAGCAACTTGTTCACGCTGTTTCCGTTTATTTCATGACTGATGAGCGCATTCACGCCCCTGAGCATTACCCTTTGGCCGTCTTCAAGGGCATCCAGGCGCTTTTTATCATTGGCAAGCTTGGCGTCGGTCTCCCGCTGCCATTGCGCCAGGTCGTCTTTTGGCTTCCTGGCCTTGCTGATGTGATCGATCAATGACCACACAGCCAGGATAAAGGCCACCAGGGCGGCGGCCACCCAGAGGAATGTCACAAGTGCGTCAGGTGTCAATTTATCCATGATAATCACTTCTTTCTTGATTTGAATAAATCGCGCTTATGCCGCACCAGCTGCCTGATCCGTGCGTCGTCGCCGGTTCTGGATAATTCGCGCTTTATTCGCATATTTTCGCGGTATTCGCTATATTTCGCGTATAGATCACAGGTCGAATGACAGTTGGGAACCGCCGTGCGGCGTGTGCATTCATGGCATGGGCTGATCATTGCTTGATTGCCTGCTCGATGATCGCGGCGGCCTTCTTCAGGCAGTCCAGGACCGTAACGGCCTGGGCGTAGGTCAGCGGAACGACAATAGAAGGCGTGTCGTGTTCGTCATCGTCTTCCGGCAGCTCCGGGGCCGTCGGATCAGCTGCACGCGCCGCCAGCAGGGTAAGTGTTTGCTCACCCGCGATGCCGTCGGCCTTCAGCGCGTTGATCGCCTGGAACGCCTTGACGGCGGCTTCGGTCTTGCTGCCGTAGATGCCATCGGCAGTCCCGCAGGAAAAACCAATTTTGTTGAGCATCTCCTGCATGGCCTTTACATCTTCGCCCTGCATACCCTTTTTCAGCATTCGCATAAATGTACCCCTTTCATCGTGGGCTTTTTTGATTTCGTCTGCGGTGTACAGGCCCGCCGGGATCGCGTAATGCGTCCAATTGCGCTCCCCGCCGAGATGATCTTCTTTGACTTCCACAGAGCAGTGCATGATCCGCCCGCCGCCCAAATGTACGCCGACATGCTTCCACTTGCTGCCGGACTTGATAAACACGGCGGCGATCAGATCCGGCATGGCGGCAATATCGCCTTTTTCTGCCCAATTGCTTTTCGTGCTCCACTGGGTGCCGACGCTCTGGCCGCTGATGATGATGCCGATCAACTTGAAAAGCCAATTGAGAAAGCCGCGGCAGTCGAACGCGAGCAGGCCCTTGTACTTGCACCCGTCGCAGCTGCTTATCGGTTTTTTATCCCGCAGCTGCTGGCAGCGGGCGTAGGTTTTCGCTGCCTGGTCGGGCCGCAATGCCGCGTATTTTTTCCGCAGCTTCACGGTGCAGGTATCGCCCCACGCGCCGTAAACATAAGGGCAGCCGCGTTTTTCATCGGCTGCCGTTATGATCGTCTCTTGCTTTGTCATAGCTTTTTCATATTACGCCTCCAGGTCGTGCGGTTCGCCATTGAACAGGGCCACGCCGGTATACATGCTGGCGAAATTGCCCTGGCTCATGCGGTACCGCCCGCGGTCCGGGTTGCAGATCACGACCTGGCCGGATTCATCCAGGCCGCAGAAGACGCACCAGTGACAATACTTCCACCAGATAATGGCCGGCCTGTCCTGCTTCATCAGCTCCAGGGCGTCCATCTGGAAGCATTTCATATCCAGGCCGTGGGCCTTACCGACACGCATCAGATCTTTACCGCTGCAGCCGACAAGCCTGGTATTGCATTCGCGGATCAGGGTGTTGAGATCCACTTCCTGCTTATAGTAACTGAGCAGCATTTTCATACAGGTGGGACCGCAGTCCACCTGCTTTCTGCTGGTTACGGGGGTTACGTCATACATGATAGATCCTCCTTACCTCAGCGGGTCGGACGGTACGGAGATCACGTCGAAAGTGAAGCGCTTATGCTCTGCCAGCGCTATACCTTCCGCGTCGAGGGGCAGCTGCTCCTGCACGTTGATTTCCTTTTCCTTTTCGGCCTGGATCTGGGTCATCGTTTCCAAACTCTTCATAATCAATACCTCCGATCAAAAGAACATAAAGCCGCTTCTGCTCTGGGATACCGGCCATCCGAGGCTTTCAAGCATTTCCTCCAGCAGCATCATATCTTCACTTTTATCGAGCACGTGGTATTCGTCCTCGATCGTATAGTCATCGATCGTATTGACAGACTGCACCAGGTACTGCGTCTGCGGATCATAGTCAATATCATCCGTTTCATGGTGGATATGCTTGATCCAGCCGCGGCGGATACGCTCTTCCGGGTTCTCATCGAACCAGGCTTTGACGTTCATGACGATATGGCCTGTCACACTGCCGTCAAAGTCATTCATGGGGCAAGACTGGACTTCCAAATTCTCATCCAGTTTTTCATAGTCGTATGTCGTCATAGCTTATTCCTCCACGGCATTAATAGTCAGCGCTACAGACGCGGTTTCGGTCACGCTGTCAACCGTCAGGCTGGCGGTCAGCGTGGTATCTTCCGCGGTCAGCGTCGCGCCGGAAGCGGGCGTAAAGGTGCAATCCGACGTTACCAGCTTGGTATGGCCGTCGGAATAGGTAGCGACGACCTCAGCGCCGGTGAGATCCAGCGTGCCGCCGACAGTATATTCAAGCGTCGTCGGATTCTTCCGGAAGGCGATGGAAGACAGAGTAACGGCGTCCTTCGTGAAGCTGCTGTGCGCGTTCATGAAGCGCCAGATCTTCTCTCCGTCCACGTCCATATAGTGCAGGTCGACCATGTTGAAGCCTTCAGTTTCCGCCTGGGTGTGCTCAGTGGCCACCTTGACGCCCTCCGGCGGTACCAGCGTCGAGCTGTAGGACCCGGAATGCCTCATGCGGATCTCAAACCATGCGCCATGACCGTCATCCGGGATCTCAGGCAGGATGAACTCAGAGGGGCAGTCGATGGTATCATCAAACACATAGGTAATATTCCGCGCCATGCCCTCAAAGGTCAGCTTCTTGTGATCGTAGTACGCAGGTACCGGATCGCTGGCCGTGACGGTCGCTTCGCTGTAGGTGGTGCCGCTCTTGGTGTAATAGGTCTTTTCGCCGTCGAAGGCGGTGTCTTCGGTCTGGGTATACACGTCGCTGCGGACGTAGTACGTTTCCGCGGTGACTGCCTCGCCGGTGGTAACTTCCGCCGCGGTATACTCGCCCTCGGCTTCGGTGTAATAGGTCGTGCCGTCCTGGAAGGTTTCGTCCGTTGTCAGGGCGTAGCTGTAGGAGTGCTCATAGTACGCCGGTACCGGATCGCCGGCGGTGACGGTGGCCAGCGTGTAGGTGTTGCCGGATTTGGTATAATACCGCTTATACTCCGTGAAGGTGGCGTCCGCGGTAAAGCCGAACTGATAGGTAGCATAATCGGCGATATCATACACATAGAAGGTCGTCCGGTAGTCCAGGTTGCGGACGGCCAGATCCGAAGCCTTGAAAACGAAGGTTTCCTCATACGCGCCCCAGTCGATAGTAACCGCCTTGGACTGCGCAGCGGTGTCGAATTTGACAGCCAGGTCGACATAGGCGCTGCCAACGGTAGCAATATAGCCATCCGCGCCGGTGATCTCCGTTTCGGCGGTCACGGCTGCGCCATTGCCGGCGGTCACGCGGACGAAGATATACCAGCCCGCATCATCCAGGCCGTAGGCCGAATAATCGGACACGTCGGAGATATAAGCGGGGATGCCGACCACTTCCACGACGGTACCCGCTGCGAGCACGGTAGTATCCAGGGACGCGATCCTGCCGCGGGCAATGGCCGCCGCTTCCTCATCGCTCATGCTGTCAACGGTCTTTACCCAGTTCCCGGAAAGGCCGAGCTGCCATTTCTCGGAGCCGCCCACGAGATAAGCACGGCTGCCGGCGGCCAGGCCGGTCAGGCTGTCCAGGTCGTCTTCAGACGAAATCAGGATGTCAATACAGGGATTGACTTTTTTCAGAGCACCGTTTTTGAAAATATAGGTGCCTTTGCCTTCTTCAAACATCGGTTACTCCTCCTCCGGTACTTCGCAGATCGCGACGTATTCGATTTGGGTTCTGCCGTTGCGCATTACCGTACTGCTGGAATAGAACCCGCTGATAAAGAAATTGAACGACGTACTGTCACCGGCAGCGGTGACGGGTACAATAAAGGCATTCCCGCCGACGCAGTGGCTGGAGGTGATGCTGATCGTCGTCGGGGAAACTCCACTATAATTGACCGTCAGGGTCAGGGTTACGCCGTGGGCCAGCTCATCGGACAGGTCGTCCGTGTTGAACATGATCAGATAGTCCTTGCCGGCCTCCAGCTTTTCCGCTGCCGTCAGGGTCACAGAACTGGTAGCGAAGCCCGCAGACGAAGAAATGATCGCCCGGAAGCCGTCACGGTATGCCAGGCAGTGATCATAAACCTCGATCCGGATCGGGGCCTGATCGTACAGGTTGACGTTCGCCTGATGGCTGTGGAACTCAAACGGGAGCTTGCCTTCATTCTTATCCTGGAACGTCCAGGAGAAATCGGCGGTGTTCAGCGCGTTTTCAATGACGATGGCCACGAAGCGGCCGTCGGACAGATCTCCGACCCATACGATGTTGGTCAGGTAATCGTCATCGGTATCGATGGCGGTATGAATGCGCAGCATCTCGGACGGATCTCCGGTTTCAGCAACGTTCTTGCCGAGCAGCGCTTCCAGGTTGCCGTAGGTGGTTTCCACCAGCGTTCCGGTGAAATAGCCGTCCATGCTGTCCACAAAGTGCGCTCCTTTGTGGTTGTACCGGCGGCCGTCCGCTTCAGGAAGCCGCATTTCGCGGGTGAGAGTGAACGTGCCGCCGCCGGACGTCATGCCGAGAATGTTCGTGCCGGCGCTGATGGCGGACGCAACGGCGGCTTTCAGCGCCTCGGCTGCGTAATAGTTCTCAACGGGGAAGTTCTTTAGGAAAACGCCCGCATTAAGCTGCAAATTCAGAAAGCCATCCGAGCGAATGGGCGAAGTCAAGCCAGGTGCACCCATAGATGATACCTCCGTTAATTTCTGAGCCGGTCAATGGCCGTGCTGCTAAGTTTTTCAAATCGTATGCTGTTATCACGAAGATCAAAGCCCGAAACGCTGTTATCTATGCGCCTGCGGGCGTTGGTCAGCTTGATTTTGTTATACCGGCGCAGGATCGCGTCATACTCATAGCCGGTCATGTATGCTTCGATATCCAGACCGAGCAACGGGTGCCGGATGTGGACCGTGTCATACATGAAAAGGACCTCCAGCGGAGCATACCGCGCATATTCGACGGTAGAACCGAGCATGAGCATGTCAACTTCAATATCCACTTCCGGTTCGTCGGCGTGATCCACGGAGAACCGCTTCCCGGCCTCTTCGCGCATGATGGTATAGCACTGCTCTTTGGTCAGATTGTCGACTTCCGTGCCGTTGACAACGCCCTTGCCGCCCACCTTGCAATTAACAGACATGGTTTCCATGTAAATGACCGGATAATCATTGATCTTGTCGGAATCCACGTAGATTTCCGGGAGCATCAGATCATTGTCCGAGGAATCCTTGCAGTGCGGTATAACGCGGGTGACCATGTTGCTGGTATCGTTCGACCAGTCCACGGATCTAAGGTTGTTGCCGTAATCGATCCTGAAGCCGCGGTCCGTGTGGGCGTCCTGAAGGATGAAGAAATCATCGTTGTCGCGGATCAGCTTTGCCTGCAGCTGCGACACAAGGCCGGCGTCAGGATTCAGCAGCGCCGAAACACCGTTATCCCAGGAAGAATCCAGATCCACGGTATCGGTAGTGAAGTCGGTGTAGATATGGCGGTTGTCCTCTTCAAGCTCCGCGTCGGCGATCAGGGTGAGCGCCGTGGGAACGGTGACTGTCTTCGCTTCGCACCTGCAGAGGAATGTCCGGGCGAAGTCATAGGACAGATGCCGCGCGTTCACGATCACAGACCGCGTGTCACTGTCTTTTTCTATCCTGTACACGCGGAACGCCTGCTGCCGGATCTCGCGGCCTTCAACCTGGATCGGATCATCACTGTAGAGCGATGCCTTGTTTTTTTCGATATACCCGGTCACGCCGTTGGCCGTCTTGATACGCAGATAATTGGAGTTGACCTCCTTTATCATGGTGAACACTTCATTGCGCTTCAGGGTGGCCAGCGTCTTGCCGGCGTTGGTTTTTGTGCTATAACTGGTGATATCTTTCCAGTAGGACGCGGTGCCGGGCGCGGCTGTTTTCGTGCCCCAGAAGACAACCAGGTTCGGGCCGGTATACTGCCAGACTTTGCCGTTATAGCTGACCTTTGCGCCGGTCGTATACGATGTGGAAGCCGACCACGCGGAATACCCGCTGGTGCTGGCGACGCGCTGGATCGTCGGTACCTTGGACGTAACGGCCACGGAACCGACGTTGCTGTTGACCTTCCAATACCGAGCGCCTTCCATTTCAAAGGCATCAATGGACATGACCGGCACGGGGGCCTTGATGATGCTTTCGCATTCCAGCAGCTTCCAGGCTTCGCCGTCGGCGGGAAGCTCCATCTGCAATTCGTACTGCCCTCCAGCCTCTTCAGTGATCACGCAGCGGGAAGGCGTCAGGATGCCAAGGCCGTTCGTCGTAAAGTCCTCATCATCCGCAGAATAAAAGCAGATATTGTGGCTGTCCGGGTAGTCGTACAGGTCCGCGGATTCCGGTTCCGGCTCAGGTTCGGGCGACGGCTCCGCGCCGGTGTAGGTGATCACCAGGCGAATGCCGGAAAAGGACATGCTGCCGTAGTGCGTACCGTCGCTCAGGTTGTCGACGCCGTAGTCCTGGAACTTGAACAGAAAGGAATAGGTGCCGTTGGCGGTCACGGTGGACGCGAAATTGACCTCGTTTGCCCGGTTGCTCCGCAGGCTTTTACCGGCTACGGACAGCACACGAGCGCCGCCCAGGGAGCTGCCGCAGGTGCAATAAAGGATCACGCTGTCAATTGTCGCGCCGTCCGGGATACCGGAAACGTTTATTTCTTTGGTGGCCTTCGCTACCGTGGGCGTGGAGAACATGGAGCCGTTTTTATTGGTCCATTTTGATTTCAGGCTGAAGCCGGAGATACCGAAGGAAAGCGTCTCGGACACTTAGAACCACCTCCACCGCGGGTAGATCTTCAGGGAAGTGACTCCAGACGTCCATTCGATGGTCGTGGTACCGGTATTCGGCAGAACAGCGAAATCACCGTGGGTGACCACGGGTTCAAGGTGGGTGCTGACCGGCTCGGTGGATACCGGCGTTTCCGGTTCTTCCTCTTCTTCTTCCGCTGCGGGTTCCTCTTCTTCGGGCTCTTCCTCGGACTCTTCTTCCTCGGTCGGTTCCTCTTCCGGCTCGTCCTCAACTTCCATATACGCGGTACGCGCTTCGCAATCGATGGTCGCGGTGTGGCCTTCCAGGCCGGTGAGCGTGATCGGCGTGCCGTTGATGGTCAGGGTCACGGTTTCCGTTGCAGCAATTTCGATCAGCGGATAGGCCGGGACGTCGCCGCTGTTGGTCAGCTCATAGGAACCGCTGGCCACGGTGAGGGTATAAGATTCGGTATCGTCCAGGGCAGACTTGAACGGATCACAGAGGAAAATCAGGGAAGCGCTGCGCTGTTCGCAGAACTCTTTCTGAAACTCCAGAATATCATAGATACTTGCCCGCTGGGAGCGGTTCGGCTCACAGGAGAACACAACGGAGCTGCGCCCGGTCAGCCAGCGCAGGATCGCGTAGATATTCGCGTTCGACTTTGGCATGACCTTGATTTCGCGCTCGTAGGCGTCGTAGGCGTCTTCGCTTTCCAGCAGCGTCAGCGCACCGGGCCTGCCGGGAATCGTGACTTGCTGGTATCGCATAGGCGGGCGCACGATGGCCGGGGCGCTCTGCACCCAGATATTCATAGTCCGGCTGTCTATGCCGTTCCAGATGAAATAAGATTCCGACATAATCAGCCTCCGTATCCTGCATGATGGCGCCTGTTCGCCTGTACAATATTCCGGTTCACCCGGCCCGTTGTGCTGTTCCCGAACGTCCGCGCCACTTCGCGGTCATTGAAATAGAACCCGACGCCGCGCATAGCACGAGACATTTCCCTTCCGATCTCGGCAGCGGAAGCGCCGCCACCGGACGATTCATTGTTGCGGTACTGCCTGGCCTGTGTGGCCGTCAGGACCATTTCCCCGCGGTGCAAACGCGCAATGTAGTTATCATAGGGAATGTTCCAATCGCCCTTGGCGTGGCTGCCGTCCACAGCGCTGCCGTCGCCGTTGGTGTGATAGTTGATGTTAATATCGACGTCTTTACTTTCCGGGATGCTGTCGATCGCCTGTTTCATACCGGTCAGCTCATTGATCATGCCCTGGACGGCGGCAGCATAGCTCGCGTATTCAGATTGAGCGTTTGCCAGACTGGATGACAGATTTTCCTGTGATGTCTTCGCGCTTTCAAGGGCCTTATTCGCTTTCTCGGCGTTCTCTTCGAGCTGATTAAAATTTCCCCACTCTTCGTCAGTAATCATCGGGCTGACGGAAAGACGGGCCATGGCCTGTTGCAACTCTTCAAAGGTTGATACGGTGTTTTTCATCGCGTATGTTCCGGTAGAAGAATCATACGCTTCATACTCAAGACCGTACTTTTTCATCAGTTCGTTCGCTCTGTCCATCGCCGGCTTCATAGCGGCATCAAATTCGGCTTGTTTATTCATGACATCCACTCGCCGATTGATTTCTTCGCTCTCTGCCTTGACCAGGGCGGCCATCTTATCAGACAGGACCTGCTGGAGGGCCATTGCCTTTGCGCGGGCTTCCATGGCCTCGATATCGGCGTAAATCGCTTCCTTGTCGGCAGTAAATTTGCCGTTCACAAGATCAATCTTGTCAGCGAGAGACGGACACAGATTGATCAAATCCTGTGCCGCACCCTGCCATTCTTTCAAACCTTCGCCTGTTTCACCCAGCGTCTTTGACATCTCAGCAAGCTGGTCGTACAGACTCTTGGCTTTCAGCGCGTTTTTCTGGGCTTCGGTGATGGATTCGTCACCCTTTTGCTCTGCATTGGCAATGCCATTTTCAAGATCGATGATACCACTGTCGCCAAAGAAACCATATTTGATGATGTGATTAAGCTGACCAACATTTTCGGTCAGGCCCTGGATGAAGCCGCGCAGCTCGGTATTGAAGGTATCTGTAAGCGAGATTTTCAAGCCATCAATCGCGTCATTCAATAGGGTAATATCGCCCTTCAGACTGTCGAGCATCGTAGCGGACATCTTATCAGCCGCGCCAGCGCTGTTCTCAATCGCCTTTGTGACCTGTTCAAACTCTTCGTCCGAGGATTTCATGATGGCCAGCAAGCCGGAAATACCGCGAAGACCTGCGATAGCGCTCAGCTGGCCGAGGAACTTCGCATTGAATCCGATATAATCAGCAAGTTCCTGCTGATGAGAAGCCATCAGTTTATCATACTGTTTTTGGGTGATTTCTTTGTTATCAAGCGCGGCCTGCGTCTTTTCTACGGCCTGCGCATACTTTTCTTCAGCCGCGGCGATCTCTTCTATACTGCGGCCTTCGGTCGGGTTGAAATCGTTCTCTTTGTATGTCTGCCGCAGCTCTTCCATGACCTGACGGAAAGGCTTCATCTTACCAGTATCATCATCGAGACTGATGCCGAGGTCTTTCAATGCCTTTGCCGCATCCTTGGACGGATCGATCATGTTCGACAGGATCATGCGGAGAGATGTGCCTGCCATGGAAGACTTAATGCCGCTGTTGGCCATGATGCCGAGGGCAGCAGCTACGTCATCAACGCTATACTTAAGTGATCCGGCCAATGGCGCGATGTATTTGAACGCCTCGCCCATCATGTGAACGTTGGTATTTGAACTGCTCGCAGCTGCGGCCAGTACGTCCACGAAATGCCCGCTGTCTTTTGCGGTCAGGCCAAACGCGGTCAAGGCATCCGTAATGATATCGGAAGTGCTGGCGAGATCTTCACCTGAAGCCGCCGCAAGATTCAGCGATGCTTCTACACCGTTAAGCATCTTCTCGACAGACCATCCGGCGATGGCTTCATAGTAGAATGCGTTGGCAACTTCTTCCGCCGTAAACTTCGTGGTTCTGCCAAGTTCAAGGGCTTTTTCTCTCAGGGCGTTGAATTCAGCGTCAGTAATACCGCCGCCAGCTTCACGAATGGAGCGGACTTCCTGCATGGCCTGATCAAAGTTCATGCTGGTTTCAATGGCTGATTTCGCAAAATCCACCGCGCCGCGCATTGCTGACTTGATGCCAGAGGAGATCAGATTTCCGATCGCGCTGCCCTTGGCGATCATGCTCTGCGCGTTCGATCCGGACGTGAAATAATCAAGATCGGACATGAACCCCTGAGAATCCAGGGTCAATTTCCCTACAAGGGTAAATGCGTCCATGCGTCACCCCCTTTCCGGCTCTTTACTGATGCCGAAAATTTTGTATACATGTGCTTTTGCCTCCGCGTTCGTTTCCGCGGGTTTCTTCTGTTCTTCAGGATGCAGCATCTCGATGTACGACGGCATTGGCTGCCATTCCTCACCGCAGAGGTAGCGGCCCAGGAGATCCACGAGATGGCGCTGCATGGTGCCTGTGTAATCGCGATAGAACGTATCCCGGTCGTCATCCTCCAGCATGTACCGGAGCGCCGGGAAGCCGTGCCAGCCGAAGCGGTAGAGCTGTGCTACCGCTCGGTGCCTTCGCTCCTTTTTGCAGCCTTCGAGCGTGTAAAAAAACCGACGATCACCTCATCATAACTGTCTTTCAGGCCGTTCACGATCTCCATAAATGGAGTATCGCCGATCTTGCCCGTGGGGATATCCAGGAGGGCGCTGATGATCTCGTATGTATCGGCCCTGTGGTTTTCCAGGCAATAGGTCAGCAGACGCGGGATCATATTCCCGTAGCTGGCGATATTCGGCCTGACGCGCATGGCCAGGAAGTCTTTCAGGATGCCAGACAGTTCGTCATCGTCACAGATATTGGCGACCGGCGCGGCGATCCTGAGCATGACAGCGGATGCCTGGGAAAAAGACATTTCGGAAATCTTCATGAATTTCTACACTCCTTCACTGCAAAAAAGGGGCTGGATTGCACCAGCCCCGAATAGACATTATCAGGCAGTCTTGACCGCGAGCGTCACGCTGCCGGCCGCGATGACATGGCCGCCGGAATTGACGACCGCGATCGTCGCCTTCTTGCCGTTGTCGGCTGCGGCAAGCGCCAGGTCGGAGGAACCGTTCCAGGCCGTCCAGGTCCAGTCCGGGACGTCCATGTAGCCGATCTCCGGAGCCGCGCTGGAGGTGCCGACCTTGTACACGTAGGCCGCACCGGAGGGCAGGCTGTACGTGGAAACGGTGATGGCGGAGCCGCCAACGTTGGTGCCGGCAGCGGAAGAAAGGGTCAGCTCAGTGAGCGTGGCTTCCGCGCTGTCCGCGAAATAGATGATCCTGCAGGGCAGATTATCATAGTCGAGGACGTCGGCCTGGTGCGCGTGGAATTCAAACGGAATCGTACCTTCATTCTTATCCGCAAAGGTCAGAGAGAAGTCGGACGTGTTGAAGGCGTTGTCGATCTCGATCAGCACGAAGCGGCCGTCGGCCATATCGCCCACCCAGCAAAGATGCTCGATATAGTCGGTATCCGCATCAATGGCGGTATGGAAGGTAATCGTGGTCTTCAGGCCGCTGACGGCGATGTTGGAGGTCGACATGACGCGCTTGATGTTCGCGGGCGTGAACTCGATCAGCGTGCCGGACAGATAACCGTCCATGCTGTCGACGAACTTATCGCCCTTGAAGGCATACCGGCGGCCGTCGACTTCAGGAGTACGGACTTCGCGGGTAATCGTGAAGGTACCGCCGCCGCGGGTCATGCCCAGGATGTTCGTGCCGGCGGTGATCGCCGCAGCGACGGCAGCCTTCAGGCCCGCCGCGTTGGTGATGCCGGAATAGTCAAAGTTAAGCAGGAAAATACCTGCGTTAAGCTGCAGGTTTTTAAAACCATCCGAGCGAATCGGAGAGGTCAAACCGGGAGCACCCATATTCTTTTTTCCTTTCTCCGGGTCATACGCCCGGACAGTGATATGCGTTCAGCTGCGCCATGATCAGCACGCGGCGAACATTGCCATTCACGAGAACCTGCTGCTGCGGGGTGTCGGGCCAGAGCACGACAAGCCCGCCGGCACACGGAATCCGGACGCCGGTACCAATGGCCGCGCATATGGCGTCAGCCTTGGCCAGCAGATCCGCGTTCGCCTTCGTGTATGCCCACAGCTGGATCTGAACGCTGGTTTTTCGATCGTATTCAGGCTCTTTGGCGGTGTAAGTGATATACGGCAGCGCCGCGTCGTGCGGGACATCATCAGCGCCGTAGACCGGCCAGCCGAAAGCCGTAAGCCATGTTTCGATGGCGCTTATCGTGCCGGTCATTCTTCCACCCACCTTTCAGCCTGAACCTTAGTGATTTGAACGGAGCTCTGTGCGGGCGCTTCAGAATCCCGCACATCTCCGAGCACGCGGAAGACAGCGCCGTCGGAATCACGCTTGAAGACGTCATGAAACGCCAGGGCGGTACCGGTGGGAACGACGATCAGATACCGTTCGTTCAGATCCGGCCTTTCGGCCTCGGTGTCTTCCTGATTCTGCTGTTTGATGATCGCCGCTTTGAAGGTCGTGCCGTTCGTCCAGCTGTTCGTGCGGCCCAGAAGGCCGTCAGAAGCGGACGTTTTGACGCGCTTCGTGCAGTCGACCATCATGGTTTCGATCAGGCTCATAGCAGCGCCCCCGTCTTCCTGTACGGGTTCAGGCGCGAAGCAAACACGCTCTCCCAGGTGGGCGAAGACGTGCCGCCGGCAGCTGCGCCTCCAGCGCTTGCCTTTGTGTAGGAATACACACCGATGACGTTTTCGGACTGATACGGAGAAAGCACCTTGTCGCCATACGCGGCGATCCAGGCGGAGATCTCTCCGGCCAGGTCGGCGAAGTCCCGCGGTACCTTCATCGGCAGAATCGTCCCGACAAAGGTTTCATCCTGCAGACCGGCTGCGGCGTTGTTATCATCATTCTTGATGCCTGCCGCGTGCCAGGTGTACACGCCATCATTCAGCGCGGAGCCGACGATATGAAAACGCTGGCCCTCCGTCAGGAAGCCCAGCGTCATAGCGCCGTTGCTGATCGTATACGTGCCGGGATAGGCGGCATCCGTGAAATAATTATGCACATGTTCGCAAAGTTTTCCGAGCATAGCCGCCCTCCGTCAGATTTTACTGAATTCGTTATTGCAGATTTGCTGGTATTCGGTCATATGATCTTCAATGGCCGGCCTTATGAATGGATGGCCTGCGACATACTCCGCCACCAGGCGCTTACCGATCGCCGGGACATAGCGCCCAGGCTGCTGGTGATGGCCCAGCTCCACATAAGGCGCGTATTCGACATTGGTACCGATGGCCTCGGTGTTTTCGTCTTCCTGGGTGTGGGTGATGCTGTTTCGCAGGTTTCCGGTTTTCACCGGGCATTCCTTTTTTGCGTATGTCTCGGCCTTGCCGCCGCAGATCTCCAGGGCGCGTTTTTTCGCTTCGGTGATGGCAGCGAGCACGGCGGCGCGGTTCGATATTATGGTAACATTCATCCGGCCCACTCCTTCCACTCGCTGTAGGTCATGTCCTCGATGTCTTCGCCGTTTTCCTGGTCGTATCTGGTAGCGTTTTCGAGCGGGTATTCTTCGTATTCATAGGTCAGCGAGCAGCGGCAGTTCCAGGTATTCGCCGGGTCCGCTGAAGGATCTCCAGGATACATGATCGGTCCCAGGATCGAGCTGAAAGGCTCATGCACTTCCCGGATCTGGCCGTCGAGCAGCGCGTGGGATTCACGGGTGCGCTCGTCAAGTGTGGCCAGCCAGACCTTTTTCACCTTGATACCCATTTCGATGGCTTCGTCCATGACTTCCATCCGGCCGGCGTTCTGGGCTGCTGTCATGGCCGTGCGGGCGTATCTGAGCATAGCTTTTTCATCTTTCCTGCTCAGTTCATCGCCCAGGTGCCGCGCTATCTTTTCGATACTCTCGCCGGAGAGGATGCCACGGGTGATCACCGAAGACACTGTTTTACGGTTCCAGGCGGCGTCTTTGATCGCGTTCACGCGCTTTTCAGGCAGCAGGTTGGGCTGATTCCTGATCAGGCGGGTGACGGTTGCTGAATCGTATAGGGTGAAGCCGAAATCGGCGTTCGCGCTCTTTTCGAGCTGATACGCCTGGTAAGAGGCGTTTTCGCCGAAGACCGCCCGGCGCTCGCCGTCGATGATCCGGAGCGCCTGCCGGTTCGCATCAAGCAAAGTATCGGTCAGGCCCTTCACTTGTTCCTGCCAGATTTTGCCGCTGAATACCTGGCCTTTGAGCCAGGTCTGATACTCATCCTCCGTCATTGCGCCGGCCTTGACCAGGGCCGTATTGATCTTATCCTGCGCCAGGAAACGCTGCTGGAACTTGTCCAGGCGTTCGATGATATCGCGCTGGGCGGCCTCGTACACGGAACGCAGGCGCTTTTCGATCTCCGCGTGAGAGGCGTCGGCCTTGCGCGTTCCGGGATCGCTCATAGCTTAGATATCCTCCAGCCGGTGGCCTTCTTCGCGGTCGAGGTTCTGCATGATCTCCGCCACTTCGTCAACGGTGATGAAGGACAGCTTCTTCAGGATCGTTTCGCGGTCGAGATATTCGGCAGCGGAGAGCACCATTTCGGTCTGCTCCTGCTGGTTGCTGATCCTGTTACGCTTGAAGATCGGCACTGCGTCATTAAAGCCGCAGAGCTTGCATACCTGCTGTACGAACTGTATGATCTGGTATTCGAACTTATCGGCCTCTTCGTCCATGGGCTGGTAGGCCGCGTCGATGTGATCGTTGGTGCTGGCTGCGGAGATCGTATGTACATCCAGCGCGCCGAAATCCTCATAGATCCCGTTGCGGATGTAATCGAGGTAAGCTTTACGCGCCTCGAATGGGATCTCGACGGTATAAGGCTTAATGGAGCCTCCGGACATGGTATCGATGGCGGCGATATGCGTGAAGCGCAGGCGATCGCGCAGGCGCTTCACATCGTCGTCGTTCATGCCGTTGTAGTTCTCCAGCAGCCAGTATACCTGCGTGCAGTCGCTGAGATCATTCGCGAAGCCGGACCTGATCAGGTCGAAGCTGTCAATGGCCTGGCGCATACCCACGAGGGTAGACTGCTTCAGATCGCTGCCCCAGAATGGGACAATGGGCAATGATCCATAATTCTCATAGCCCGCGACCTGCTCGCCGTCGGCCCTGGTGGTGCGCACGAGCTGCTTGTATCCGCGCTTTTCCTGCACGACCTCCAGCGCGGAGTATTCCTTGCCGCGGAGGATCGTGAAGCCGTCTTCCTCATACAGGTACACGGTGGCGGGCTTCTTTGCGTCAATGCGCCAATAGCGCATGCCCGCACGGAGGGCGCCCGTGTTTTCATCCCAGAGGGGCGCGAACTCCGTGACGGGGAAGCAGTGCAGCCTGTTGACGTCCCAGAACCCGAAGGACACGCCATGGATCAGCGCTTTATAGGCGCAGCCGGTCAGATCGGTGTCAAATTCGCTGCCGAGGCGCTTTTTGATCTCTTCGTCACGGTCGCCGAAGGACACGCCGTTGCCGAGAGAATACATGCAGCGCTGCGTGTTCAGGCGGCGGAAGAAGTTGGAGGCGATCCGGCTGTTGGTGGCCGTATAGTCCACCAGCGCCGCACCGGTCACGGAAAACAGCGTATGGGCGTAGTTATAGATCGTCGTGTTTTTCTGATGATCGTACTCATCCGCTGATATGGCTGTCTGATACAGCTCACTCTGCTGGTGCTCCGTGATGATCTTCGGGATCAGCGCTGCGCCTTTCTGCTCAAAGTCCTGGTACGTCAACATTTGGCTTTACCTCTTAGGCGGGGTTGTTGCTCACGATGTGCGCATACACACCGGCCTTCTTGTTCTTGAACACGTCGGCGATACCGCAAACACGATAGCCGAACTTCCAGGCATCCGCGGTCTGGTTCTGCTCAGGAGTGACAACCTTCGGAACAACGTGCTTGTTGTACTGGAGGACGGCGCTCTTGTGGACCGCGATGAAGTTCATGTTCTTGCCGGCGGTGGTGCGGGAATAACCGCCGCTGCCGCTGGTGGACAGGCTGACCGCGCTGTACATGCGGCTCTGCGGCACCTGGATGACATTATCGAACCGGCTCAGAACGGCGCGGCTCTTGGTGGTGTCCAGATCCTCCAGCAGACCGTAGAGGGTGGGAACAATGAACAGGTAGCGCTCGTTCATCGGGACCTCGCCATTGTCCATGGCGTTGATCGCGGCGCGCAGCGCGGCCACGACATCCGCGCCGGTGGCCAGATCTCCGGAAGCGGAACCGACACCGGACACGCCGGCATACTTCGCCAGGCGGAAAGCGTCGATTTCGGGCGCGACGTGCATACGGATGAACTCACCGGCCAGGCGGCCAAAGGCGACGCCGGCGGTCTCGATGTTGTCCATCGCGTCCACGGTGAACATCCTGCCGCGCTCATAGTTGCACTGATAGGTGGTGTTGGCCATGGTCACAGTGCCGTCGGTGAAGCCGTTGGCGCGGCTGTAACCGACAAGGCCCTGCAGGACCATATCAGGCACAACAAGTTCGCCGGCGTTCGCGCCTTCGCGGACCATATCGTCGGGGCCGTCCAGGATGCTGGTCAGGGAAGCGAGCTTATACGCTTCATCCAGCAGCGGGACATACTTTTTGAAAGGGGAAATGGTATTAGTAGGCATAATATTAACCTCCTGTGTTATTTCGGGTCAGGTAGACCCATCGCGTGCCGAACCGCGGACATATCATCCGCGCCACCGGAACCGGCGGGCGGGGTCGGCGGGTTCATGCCTTTTGTGGAATCTGTGGTCACAAAGTCGGCCCACTCGGTGCCGATTGCTTCCTGCACCTTGTCCGCGCCGTCGATGGTGCCGTCCTCTTTCAGGACGAGCTTGTCCAGCGCTCCCGTGTTCTCTGCCGCTTTGACAACGATGTCCAGGCGTTTTTCATCAATTTTCGCGGCCTTGGCAAGCTCACGGTACGCGGTCTTCAGGCGTCCGCGCTTCTCATTGGCAGCCATCAGGGTTTTGTAGTCCGCAAAATCCTTTTCTGCCTTATCGGCGCGGGCCTTCTCTGCGGCGGCGTCGGCGGCGTTCTTCTTCAGGTTCGCGTTTTCCGTCCTCAGTGCTTCGAGTTCGGTACGAGCGCCGGTCAGGGCCTCCACCGTGCCGGTGTGGGCCTCAATGATCGCGTCGATCACGTTCTGTTCCAGATTCAGAGACGCCAGGTACTTACGGGTCAAACTTTCTGCCATAATAAAAAAACCTCCATGCTTCGAGGGCGGCAGGCCCACTGCTTCGGGCCGGCCTGAAATAAAATATGCAAAAGCGCTCCCGGTGCTTTGGGTGCGCTAATCGCCAAAGGGTGAATTATACTTGGTTGTGCTGCGGTTATCATAATACCGCGCTATGCAGGCGGCGCTGTCCGGCGCGTCGTCATGGGCTGCGCCTTCTGCGTAAGACATGATCTGATCGATGTAAGCGCGGTCGGTGCCTTCCAGGATCACGGCGTTCTTCCACCATTTCCGGAGGTGCGTCGCAATCTTCTTGTACTTGTTCTCGTGCTCATCGTACATGCTCACGGGTTCGCCGAGCCGGTGCAGCTCCTTAGCCACGAAGCCCTTGTCCGCGTTCGATTCGATCAGGATCGGCGAGCAGCGCAGGCGCTGGCAGTCAGAGCGGAAGAGATCTATCAGGGTATCAATGTGCTGGTTCCGGAGCCGCCCGAACAGATACAGCTTATCGCCAACGCGCCTGGCGCAGGTCAGCGCAGATCCGTCAGATCCGCCGAAAGCGGCGTCAATGTGCGCGATACCGTCATAGAGCAGGCTTTCGTCCGCCGTGCGCTCAGGGTATGTGATGAACAGAGCGCCGTCCGAGGCCGTCCACTGGCCGAGGATGTACCGGCCATAAAGCGCGGTGCCGGCGTATTCCTTCTTCAGGTTCGACACGAACTCCGCCGGAAGGAATGGGTTATCGTCGATCGTGTATTGCTGGTAGAAAACGTCGATATCGGATTCCAGAAAGGTTTTCAACCAGTGCTGCGGAGATCCTGGGTTAAAGGTGCCGTCGAACAGGCTGTACGGTTTATCCAGGCGGCTTTTCAGCAGCTCGAAGACGTCCTTCGACCAATCGGCGACTTCATCCCCGTAACAGTATTTGATGGACGCGCCGCGGAGCTTGGACACCTGGGAAGCCTTTTCAGCGCCCAGGGCGTACACGCACTCGCCGAAGAGATCCACGGTATTATCAATGCGGATCTCACCCACCAGCGCGGGGCCGTACATTTCGCGCATCGGTGAGAGGATATTCCTTTCGATCGTGGATTTGGTCACGCCCAGGATCACGGCCAGGCCGTCTTTGCCGGCGCGTTCCCTGATCCGGATCGGGATCACCCAGCGGCTGTCCATGTACGACTTCCCGGAGCGCGTCGCGCCGCCTTTGAAGTTCCAGCGGTGGTGCGCTTCCCGAAGATACTCAGCCTGTTTCGGTGTATGCAGCACGCTTGGCCTCCTCCAGCAGCTTGTCGAGCTTTTCCAGCGTCCCGCTGCCATCGACAGCAGCCTTATTCCTCCAGCGGTCCGGGCGGCGGTTGTTCAGCCAGTAGATCTGCGCGGTCACGTCCGGCAGCACCATTTTGCGCACCGTCTTTGTGCGCCTGGATGTACGAATGATCGGAAAGCCGTCTTCGTCACATTTCCCGGTAGGGTATTCGGACTCTTCGACGGTGGTTTCGTCGTACTCATATCCGAGGGCGCGTTTTAAGAGCGCGTTTTCGACCTCGATATCGACCGGGGCTTTGCCTTTTTTTATGGCCTCCCAAATCTCCCGATGTTCGTTCTGCCATCTGTAAAATGTCGTAGAAGAAACGCCCATCTTCCGGGCGATGTCTTCATCTGTCAGGCCTTCACGCGCCCATTGCCCCAGCTGCGCCAGGCCATCGGGCGTCAGCCACTCGTGATATTTACCGGCAGCAATAACGCCCGCCTCCCTTCTTAAAATGCCATACGCTCACGGCTCCCACCTCAGCCAGGCGGACGAACCGCCAACGGAGCGCGCCCGACGGTGCGAAGGAGTTGCCGCCCGCCTCCCACAAGATGGCAACAAAAAAAGCGCGGTTTCCCTTCGCGCTCTTTTTGTCATATCATACTATCATGGTTTATAGTCCGTTTTCGTCCGATGCTTTCAAAATCCTGATCATCAGCTCCGCGATATCCAGCAGAACGGACAGCACCCGCGCACTGTCGATCGGATGTTCCGTCGGCGCTGGAGGCGCTTTTACCTCTTCTGATGATTCACACACGACCGGCTCAGGATTTCTCACGATCTCCTGCGGCTCCGGCTCGGCGGCTGTTCGGATCTCTTCCGGCGCGTTCAGCCCTCTACGGTAACAGAACATATAAACCTTCTTCCGGCTCATTCCAACCTTTTCGGCAATATCGGCGTAGCTTTTACCGTTCTCATACATCTCAATGATCGTTTTCTGGATGTTTGCATCAACCGGCGATCTCCTGCCGCCGCGCTTCGGTTTCATTTCGAATGGCTCAAAACCTTCCATGTGTTTGACCTCCCTTTTCTGCGGGCCGGCCAGATCCTCGGCACGCATGGCCCGCATACACTTATAGCTGCATGTATACAGGCCGTCATATGCGTAGCCCCAACCGCCGCGTACCATAAACAATTTCCCGCAATATGCGCACTTATACTCCATTTTCGTTCCGGCCTTGCCCCTCCAGCCACTTATTCACCGTCACCAGCGCCCGGCCATGGATCACGAAGATCTGTGTACGCTCGTAGTGCATGTGCTCCTGGATGCTGATCCAGTCCAGCCCCTCCACATAACGGAGCGTCAGAACCGTGCGCTGTGTTTCATCCGGTACGGCTTCGATCGCCGTAAGAATACTGTTCAGCTGCTCCCTGATTTCGCCCACGATGGCAGAGATCCGGCTTTCCGCGTCCGCGATCCGTGCGACGGTATCGGCCATGCGGTCGCCGCCGCTGCCCTGGATCGCGTCCTTGATCGGCGCGGTGATCCCCGTCAGGCTGTCGCGGAGCGCGATGATCTCCCTTTCCAGGCTCGCTTTGCGGATCACAAGCATCCGGTACCGGCGAAGGTACTCTTTTGCAGCGTTCCGCGGGCGAATAGGTTCCATCAGTTGCTAATCCTCCATTGGTTGATTGTCGGTTTTTTCATTTTGGGCCTCCATCTTCACGAACACCAGCCGTTCGATCGTACTCTCAGCCGTCCAACCCTTATTCCACTCCTTGCACAGCTTGTTCAGTGCTTTCTGTTTTTCTTCCCATGTGCCCCTCCGCATCCTGACACGCAGATTGTTCAGGCACTTCTCACAACAGATAAACCACACAGGCTTTGAATCGGCGAATATGTCCGATAGCATCACTCGAATGCTTACGTCTAACCCGGCGCGGTACTGCGCTCTGACCTCCGTCCCGCAGTTCGGACATGGCTTCAGCTTCGGATAGCTCAGCACCGGCATACCGTGCTTATCAAGTGCAATGCTCATGTTTCCTCCTTCGGCGGTTCCGGGAGCGGCATCCAATGGGAAACGTGTTTGATGGTATGTCCCTTCCACCACCAAAGATCATTCCTTGTGCCGACGCCCTGAAACATCCCAGTTGTTGCGCTTCTTGTGCCAAATGCCAGCACAACCTTGCCGACCTCCGGCAGTCTGTCCTTGACGCTGATCCAGCGCGGACCGTTCATGCCGATTTTGGCCCAATCGAGCACGGACAAG